AGCAGCCGCTTAAAAAACGAAAGGAATGAACGATTATGTCAAAGTTAATTGATATTACAGACAAGCTTAATTTTGAGGAAAAGCCGAGCGTCAGAGTTCAAAATGTTGACCTTGCAATCAACAATGACGCAGTTTCAATGCTCAAAGTTGCGGCACTTTTTGAGGACGGCAACGGTAAAAGCAAAGATGTTATCGAAATGTATCATCTTCTTTTTGATGAATCCGAGAGAGAAAAGATTGAAAAGTTAAAGCTGAATATGCACGATTTCAACGCCCTTATCAGCGAATCCGCCAAAATTGCAACAGGCGATTTGACTGACGAGGGGGAAGCTCAGACCCCGGCTACGACCTGATTGATGACTTTGATTTAATCGTGTCGAGCTTTCGCTCGGAGTACGGGGTCAGTATTTATTCAAAGGATTTTGCAAAAATGAGTTGGAATGAGTTCTGCTCACTTCTGCAAGGCTTAGGGCCCGAAACACCGCTTGCAAGAACGGTTCAAATTCGCCTTGAAACCGACAAAGAGGTCTTGAAAAACTTTACTTCGTCACAGCACAAAATCCGTAACAAGTGGCGGTCAAGGAATGCAAAGCACTATTCAGACGAAGATATGAACACCGTTCTTGCAGAATTTCAAAACTTCTTCGCCAATCTGTAAATTTGTACATAATTTTCGCTGTATCTACAAAATTCTTGACAATGTTAATACATAGTGATAAAATGTAACATACACTAACAAATTTATTAAGGAGAGTGTATGTTTATGAAATGTCCACATTGCGGAAACGAATTAAAGGACGATGCAAAATTTTGCGACAAGTGCGGTGCAGGCTTTGGCGGAAACGATTCAACCTCGGCAACCGTAAATCCTGCAAATGCGAAGAAGAAAATTTACAAGCGTTGGTATTTTTGGGTTATTATCGTTGTTGCTATTATGATTGTTGGCGGTGTAAACGGTGCAATTAACGGTAACAGCGGTTCAAACAAATCAAAGCAGGAAACTACTGTTGCAAATCAGAGTTCAGAAAAAGCAACTGAAAAAGCGACAGAAGCACCGACCACAAAAGAAGTTGCAACAGAAAAGCCTACTAAAGACCCGAAGAAGGTTGAAAAAGAATTTAAAGACGGTTGCAAAACAATCGACTTTAAAACTCTTTCAAGAAACCCTGACAAGTACAAAGGTAATGACTACAAGTTTGAAGGTCAGATTATTCAGGTTCAGGAAGGCTGGGGCGATTCGGTTGACCTGAGAATCAATATAACCAAAGAAGAAAATGAGTATCTTGATGAACCATTGTGGACTGATACAATCTACGCAACAGTAGAAATTCCTGACGGCGCGGACAAACTCCTTGAAGATGATGTAATCACATTCTGGGGAACTTGTGACGGCGACTATACATATGAAACCGTAATGGGCAACAATGTGTCACTTCCGAAAATCGACATCAAATACTACGAACTCAACAAATAAAACAAAAAGCCACTCCAAATGGGGTGGCTGTTCTTTTGCAAATATTTTATTAGCGTACATCATAACGGTGTGCGCTGTTTTTATGCCACAAGGGTGTCACATTTCGTTATGCCCTTTATTTTATATCGAAAGGAGTGTGAGAAATGAGTGCTACAGTTGGCGAAATTGGTCTGAAACTTGTGCTTGATTCGTCAGGCTTTACTAAATCGATTAATGCGGTTCAGGAGCAGGCAAACAGCGTAAGCAATAAGATGTCTGCTAAGTTAAAAAAACTCGGTACAGCGGTTGTGGCTGCTTTTTCGGTTGCCGCTGTTAAGAAATTCGGTCAGCAGTGCATTGAATCGGCTGCGGAAGTCAATGCGGCAAATTCACAGTTTGAGCAGACTTTCGGCACAATGCAGTCGCAGGCAGAATCAGCCATTCAGAGCGTTGCCGATCAAAGCGGTATTCTTGAAACCCGATTACAAGGTGTCGGCACAAGCATTTATGCCTTTGCAAAAACTACGGGTATGGACAGTTCAAGTGCTTTGGGTATGATGCAGGAGGCTTTACAGGTAACAGCCGACAGTGCCGCATATTACGACCGTTCGCTTGAAGACACCGCAGAAAGCCTGAAATCGTTTCTTAAAGGCAACTTTGAAAATGATGCCGCACTCGGTTTGTCCTGTACTGAAACCACACGAAATGCGGCGGCTAATAAGCTGTATGGTAAATCGTTTACGGAACTTTTAGAATCACAAAAACAGCTTACTTTACTTGAAATGGTAAAAGACGCAAATAAACTTTCGGGTGCTATCGGACAAGCAAGCAGAGAATCAGACGGTTGGGAAAATGTAACAGGCAACTTAAAAGAGAGCTGGAATCAGTTGCTTGCGGTTATTGGTAAACCTATTCTTCAAGTAGCAACTAACATTGTACAAAAATTATCATCAGCTATCACAAAACTTACAGAATATGCAAAAAATGCGGTTAATTCATTGTCGGAGTTGTTTAATTGGGGCGGAGATGATACGGCTGACAGCATTTCAGCCGCTGCAAGCTCGGCAGAAAATTTGAGCAGTGAGGCTGAAAGCAGTTCAGAATCTTTAGAGAATGTTGCAGACAGCTCGGAAAAAGCAAAGAACAGCGTTGCAGGTTTTGACAAGCTGAATGTTATTACTAAATCAGATAGCGGCGGTTCTGATACTTCCGCAAGCAGCACATCGGCAAGCAATGGTACTTCTGTCGCAAATACTGTTGTTAAAGACACAAACAGCGGTGTTTCGGGTGCTTTTAAAAATCTATACGAAAAGAGCGGATTTAAAGGCTTTGTTCAAAACGTTCAAAAGGGCATTAATAAGGTTGATTGGTCAGCTATCGGCAAAAATTGTGAGTCGATATTCAAAAATTCTGTTCCGATAGCTCAAAATTATCTTACACAGGTGCAAAAGGTCGGTAAATCTGCATTCGGTGCGGTAGGTTCATTTGTCGGCGGAGTGGTACAGGTTAGCGGTAAACGGCTGCAAACACTGACGGGCGGTGTTGCAAAATGGCTTGATAAAGACAAGAATAAAATCAACGGCTTTATTACAACCATTGGCGATAATTTCAGCAAAGGCTACGATAATTTATCGACATTCTTTGAAAAGGGTTTTGATGTCATCGGGTAGAGCGTTGACAGAGTTCGCCCACAAATGGAGGACGCAATTTCAAATCTGCTCAGCGGTTTTACAGATTTCGGCGGTGCGGTCGGAACGATTTTCTCGGAGGGCTTTAGTTTAGCTACCGAATCACTTGTAAAATGGATTGACAATGACGGTGCAACTATCGGAGAATTTTTTGACAATATTCAACTTCAAATGGCAGATGTTATGAACTTCGTGGGCGGCGTATTTTCAGACATCGGTAACTTCCTGCTTGGCTGGTGGGACGGCGAGGGCGGTTCTGAGATTTTTCAGAATGTGTGCGATATGTTCCTTAATATCGGCACAACGCTTATGAATGTTTATAATGATTGGATTATGCCTGCGTGGAATTTCATTGTCGGAGTATTTCAGTCCGCATGGACAGATTGCCTTAAACCGATTTTTGAACAGTTATGGACTGTTTTTGGCAAGGTTTGCGATTATATTGCAACAATATGGAATAATTGGCTTTCCCCGCTTGTGAACTTCATAAGCGATACATTAGGCCCTGTGTTTAATACGGTACTGAGAAATATTCAAAGCATTTTTGAAACAGTATTCAGAGTTATAGGCGATGTTGTGGGCGGTATTTTAAAATCGTTCGGCGGTCTTATTGACTTTATAACAGGTGTTTTTTCGGGCAACTGGGAAAAGGCTTGGAACGGTATCAAAGACTTTTTCGGCGGTATATGGGACGGCATATGGGGCATTATCAAAGGCTTTGTTAATCTGATAATTGACGGTATAAACCTATTGTTGACAGGTATATATACGGTTGTAGCCGCTATCGTTAATACTATCGGCGGAATTGCAGGGGCTATTGGTTCTATCATCGGACAGGATTGGAGTTTTTCAATGCCTGAAAATCCGCCTCTCATTCCACGACTTGCAACAGGCGGACTTGTCAAAGCACCGACACTTGCGGTAGTCGGAGATAACGCAGGAGCTAATTCGGGCAATCCGGAAGTTATTGCGCCGCTTAGCAAGCTACAAGGTATGATTAATACTTCTAACGGCGAGGATACAGTGATTCTCGGCGAAATTCTGTCGTATCTTAAAAAGCTGTATGAGATGTTCGTAATATTCAGAAACAACGGCGGTAACTACTATCAGTTTGTCGCTGAAATTAACGGCAATGATATTTTTAACGAAATCGTAAAGCAAAACGAACTTTATAAAAACCGCCATAACGGCAAATCGGCATTTGAGTAAAGGAGGTGCAGTATGTCAAATTATAAAGGTTATTTACTAAAATTCGGAAATACCGAATTTCCTAATAACTATTTCGCTGAATATTCGTCAACACTTGATCAGCGTATGGACAACGATGCCGAGCGTGACGATAACGGCAGTTTACAGCGTTCAACACTGCCGACAGGTAAGACAAGCATTACTTTTTCTACCCACATTCTGCACTTGAACGAGAAAATCAATATGCAGAATATTATTAATTCTGCAATCGTGAACACAGTACAACGCAAATGCTATGTTACATATTGGAACGATGAAACCAACTCATATGACAGCGGATATTTCTATATTCCGGATATTGAGTTTTCGATTATGGACGCAAGCAAGACAGACATCCGCTACAACCCGATAAGCATTGAACTTATTGAGTATTAAGGGGGTGCGGTATGATAAATTTAACAGATGAGGTCAAAAAGCAACTGTTGAACGACAGCTTACAAAGGGAAATAATTATCAGCTTTCCTGACAACGATATTCCCGACATCACGGGCGAGAATATTGTATCTGAAAGTCTTGAACTTACGCAGGCAATCAGTGACGGTAAGGAGTTTAAACTCGGCGGCTGTATTGCGGGTCAGCTTACTGTAAGAGTGATAAATGTTGACACAGAGCTCAACGGCAAACGCATTAAAGTTATAATGAAACAGTCATACAGCAAGGGGCTTTTATTTCCATCGGATACAGTATTGCCGAGTGCAGATTTATATTGCGGTTATCAGTCTGGAGTTATTGAGATGTCGCTATTCTGCGGTACTGTCAACAGCTCATCAAGACAGAAAAACAGGGCGGTAAAGGAAATTATCGCATATGACGATTTATACCTCGCTTCGCAAAAATACGCTTACAACTACTTTACAAGCCTTGCGATTTATTCGCCAAAAATAAGTTTATATGATTTGAGAGTATATCTCTGCAGCAACTTTTTAAAAGATTATGATTACGAAAACGAATTTACAGGCTTTAATGACAGCAATGAGCTGTCACTGAAATTGGATCTTGTAAAATCGGTTTTCAATGACAAAACCACGATAGCGGACTTGTTGAGTGCGTACTGCGAACTTAACGCTTGTTTTGCAATTATGAGCGGAGAGGGCAAGATAAAGTTTATTCAAATTTTAAATCCTAAAACCGAGGTCGTTGACAACTACAGCAACCTCGACTTTGAGGAATACACAACACGCAGTATTAATCTTATTAAGTTTAAGTACAACAAGGACAGCTATTTTTCGTACGGTCATACAGAAGAAGAAAAACAAAGTTGGTATATATCGGACAACATAATTACTGCGTGCTGTACAGACATTGCAGGTATTGTTACAAGTTTTAACGATAATAAAGATAACAACTACATCTTTTACAATTTGTATGCTTACAGGCCTTTTAAAGCTGATGTTTACGGCAGGTGGTGGCTCGAATGTGGCGACAAGGTGAGCATAAAAACAGGCTTTACGGACACGGAAACGGTCGACAGTTTTATCCTTGAACGAACGCTGAAAGGCACTAACGGCATGAGAGTAAGGCTGACGGCAGAAGGTACAGAATATTTAGGAAAGGATGAGATAAATGAGTTACAGCAAAATTAATTGGGTTGACGGAGCTGTTCCGGCGCTGAACGCAACAAACTTAAATCGTATGGACGGCGGTATCTACAACAACAGCATAGACATAGCGCTTGCGGGTGGCAACATCAACACGCTAAGTGAGAGAATAATTGCGATTAACACAGCCTTATCTGCAAAGGCAGATAAAACCGAGCTTGAAGATGAAATAACAGACATTGACGAAACAGTGACAATGAAGATTAATCTTAAAGCTGATAAGGACAGTGTAGACAATGCAGTCGCTCAGCTAAGCAAGCAGATTGCAGACAATAAGTCCTCAGCTGATGAGTCAATCAGTACTCTGAGTCAGACCGTAACAGACAACAAAACAGCGACAGACAAGTCGCTTGCGGCAAAATATGATAGCTCAAATATTGAGAGCGGTACGGGCAGTCTTACACCCGGACAGGCGATTTATGACGGCAACGAGGGCGTTTTTAACTATGTGAAAAATGGCAAGGTGGTTACGGTGTCGGTAAATATTACAAAACTTGTTGCGGATAAATCGTATATTCAGATGGCAGGCTTGCCTTTCCTGGCAAAAAACGAAAGTCGATTTTCGAGTATTGCTGTGTACTCAACTACAAATAAGCTGAGAAATATCCGTCTTGACGGCTCATGGCTTTACATCAGCTCGTTAACGGATAAATTTACAGAGGACGAGAAAATCAATTTTACAATTACATATATCAGACAGTAGGAGGTAATTCTATGGAACTTAAAGAAAAAATCACACTCGATATGCTTACAAAGGACAGCGTGAGTGTGTTAAGACAGAAGTTTGTTAATCTCGGTGGCGAAGATGTGCAGGTTGGTGAAAATGTCCGCAACGCTTACAAAAACTGTGATGAGGATAAGTCAATCTTAAAAGAACAGCTTTCGGAGGAATATTATAACGCTATTATGGCGGTATGGGAGGTATAAATATGTCGTATAAATTTAAAGAAATATGGTGCAATAAAGGTAATTTCACAGAGAGCAACAGAAAATCTTCGGAAATTGATACACTTGTTATTCATTACACCGGCAACAACGGCGACACAGCAGAAAACAACGGTAACTACTTTAAGAATAATGTAGTTGAAACATCTGCACATTATTTTGTTGATGATACAACTGTTGTTCGCTCGGTTGCTGACAAAAATATTGCTTGGCATGCAGGCGACTGGGATATTAATTGCCGTTCAATCGGAATTGAAATTGCAGGTTCAACAACAGAATGCACAGGCAAGACACTTGAAAATGTAATCTTACTTGCTCAACGACTTATGAAAAAGTATAACATCAAAAAAGACAAAGTAATTCGCCATTATGATGCTAACGGTAAAATCTGCCCGGGCTTCTGGTGCGGTTCATCAGCAAAGGACAAGCTGTGGAAAGAACAGTTTTTAAATAAACTTGAGAGTAATTCTGAAAGCAAAGAGGAATCAAAAGTTGAAAAAGATGATAAACCTACGATTGAATATTGCGTATTTGCAGGCGGTAAGTGGTTACCAACTGTAAAAGGTTTATCAGACTTCGCAGGCATTGCCGGCGAGGCAATCAGCGGTCTTGCAATCAAAGTAACAAAAGGTAAGATTAAGTACAGAGTGCATATTAAAGGCGGTCACTGGCTTAGCTGGGTTACAGGTTTTAATCTTAAAGATGATGTAAACGGCTATGCCGGTATTCTCGGAATGGATATTGATGCTGTACAAATTTATTATACAACTCCTGCTGATGTTAAATCCGCACACGGCAGCTACTATAAGGCTACATACAGAGTTTCTGCAGTTAATGAAGACTATTACGATTGGCAGCACGATGACGAAAAAGACAGTAAGCAGGACGGCTACGCAGGAACAAAGGGCAAGGCTATTGACCGTATTGAGCTTACTTTAACTTGATTTGGAGGTATAACTAAACTATGAAAGACAATATTATTCAGGCTACTGTTTCAGTAGCTATCGGTGCTCTGATATCATATTTTAATATCTTACTTATCCCAATTCTCGTGCTCATCGCTGTAATGCTTATTGATTATATTACAGGATTGACATCGGCGTACAGAAACGGCGAATTAAAAAGTAAAACAGGTTTAATCGGAATTTTGAAAAAAGCAAGCTATCTCGCTCTTGTGGTTGTTGCGGGTGTTGTCGATTATTTAATCTGCACAGGCTTAGCGGCGGCAAATGTAGATATAGGTGTCACATATTGTTGCGGTTTAATTGTAACGATTTGGCTCATCATCAACGAATTAATCTCAATTCTCGAAAATCTCTCGGAGTTAGGCACGCCAATTCCGAAATTCCTTGTAAATATCGTCCGCCGATTGAAAAATACAGTTGAAAACAAAACCGATACAGACACAAAAGAATAGCATATATAAGTTTAGCCCCTCGCTTATTTGAATTTTAAAATCAAGGTGGTTCAGTAGGTGGCTCAAAATTGAAAAAAGTATAGTGTCTATCGAATGTTTTTAAGATTGTATTTGCGGTTTGGGAGCGTAGACGAACACATTTTTGACCTTTCCGCAAATCCTCAACAAAGCCTTACACACGGCGGTTTCAGCTCTTTATTTTTTCGTTAATTTATGTTATAATAAGGCAACGACCACATAGTATCCCACAGATACTGAAATCACAAAAATTAAATAAATCCGGGTGTGGCGCAGCTGGGAGCGCGGGTGGTTTGGGAGCATAGACGGCATTTCTGACGTTTATCGGTGCCAACCGCCGAAAGCCCTTTAACCGTGCGATTTTTGGACGGTATGGAAAACAAAAAATGGCGGTCAAAAATGTGTTTGACCACAGATTTGACCACTTACATGACCGCAATTTAATAACTATCGGGGTGTAGCGCAGTTGATAGTGCGCTGCATTTGGGATGCGGAGGCCGCGAGTTTGAGCCTCGCCACTCCGACCAAAAAGGCTCTGGAATTGCTTGATTCCAGAGCCTTTTTCTTTGTTTACTGTGGGTCAAATATTATCCTTCTGTACCAGCGAATTCAGCAATTACTTTTACGATGTTATTAAGCATCGGTCTAAAGTTATCAAAATTAATACTTTTGTAATTTGACTGAATGAAATTGGCGAATATTTCTTTCCCATAGTGCTTTTCCTTATCCGCTTTGTCATTCGATGAAAATGTCTTTCCGGCAATAACATGGTTTCTTGTAGTATCATCGAATAAATCCTCTATTTCACATTCTGCTTTTCCGTCTACTAATTGATTTGTCACTAAGAACAAATTGCCCTCATCAATTATTTTCATGCAAAGATCTTCTTTGAGTCTATCTTTATCAGAAGATGATAATCCAATGTGAGAAACAAACGAGTGTAATGGTTTGCACTTATTAGACAACTCATTGTCAAAAATCAAAATTACAGGATTACACAAATTCTTATCAGAGCATCCGCTAAAAACTTTGAAATAATTTGTATACTTTGGATTCTTGTCCGAAAAAAAGTTGTACAAATTTTTCATGGCATCAGCACCATCTTGGCTCATATGGAAAAAGTATTTGAACCTCTTTGACCTCTTTAAAAAGGACACTTTGAACTCAAAGTGTCCCTCTGGTGTTTTTTCGATGAGTTCAGGATATTCTGTATAAAGGTTCTTTAAAGCTGCCTTTATATATTTAATATCGGTCTTTCCCTCAGTAACAATTACTGGTTTTTCATGTGCAAAAAAATACCTATAAAACAAAAATTTTTGATACTGTTTTTCTCGTCCGTTAAGACAAAACACAGAATGCTGTTGACTAACATCTTTAATGTTATTGTATTTGTCCAATTGATCGATAAAAGCAAATTTTCCTTCCAACTGACTAACTGTTCCTTCAACGCCATTATTGTCAAAACATCCGGTTTTATAGAGTGAATCAGCCATTGCTCTCACTTGTTTGTAATACCTATGATCAACACTGAGTTTTTTGTTTATTACTAGCCCCGTTACCGTTTGGCGTGAATCCCTATATTGAACGCTTGTTTTCTTGGTATTGACTTTAAATCCAGCCCGCTCAACTTCATGAGTTAATTCGTTATAGAAAGGTTCCCATTGTTCAATGAATTTCTTATCATTAGTAGAAAAACTCAAATCATCAGCATATCGGGTATAATCCAAATGATATTTTTTTGCAATTCTTATAATCCTCATATCGAAGATTTGACAGATATAGTTTGTAATAATAGGCGAAGTTGGCGCACCTTGTGGAAGTTTACCTTGATAGCATGTTAGCTGCGCCATAACAATAGCCAACTCGTGTGGAAGGGCAAAATCGCGGTTTTTCTCAAAGAAACCACAAACCCTACCGAAATGAAAACTATCAAAAAAATCTTGCAGGTCAATATTTACCACTATGCGCTTATTTCTATGCACCTCGCCGTTCGTAATGATACTTTTCCCTTTTTCGAAAGCGTGTGAAATATTAGTGCGTATATTGTTTTGCTTGCGCAAGAATTGTTGATGGTGTAAAAGAATGCTATAAAGTTTTTCCTGGATTTGCTTAAGATCTCCAGTCGGGGCACAGATTTTTCTTGTTCCCCCAGATTTTTTAGGGATCTCAAATATTTTATAAAAACTATCGACTTTGGCAACATATAAAACGTGAGTCAGCTTGCCATGAGGAATTTCCAATAAATCCGCCAGATCGTTTCTGGTACATACATATTCAAAAGTCATACATGACATCTCCTAAAAAAAAGCAGCGTATGGCAACTCATTATGCGAAATTTACAGAGATTAAAGAGGCGACGAAGCATGGAAAGACGCAAATGCTCCCACCATTTTAGTCAACGCTTGCGAAACACAAGCCAAAAATCTTGCCATACGCTTGTCAACATTATAACACACATCTCTCCATTATTCAATCATTTATACAAATTATTGCATACATTTGAAATCACATAGCAAGTACAAACGGCACAGAAAAATCCGTGCCGTTTGGTCAGGCCTTTTGCTCTGCCTTGAGCCGTTCTTTTTCCGCCTTGATTTGCGCCTTGATTTGCGCCTTGACCTCTGCAATCATTTCCGCGAGCTTTTCTTTACATTCTTCTCTTGTTTTCGCGTAGATATTATGGCTTTCCCGCTTGCCGTAGGCGTTGGTCGGAGTGTACCGTCCCTCATACAGGTGGTCTTTTATCATCGTGACACAGCCCGTCCCAGGTTTGCGTATTTTCGGCTTGTACGGCGTGAATTCGACCGGGGAGGTATCTTTCCTTTCCTTTCCTTCCGCGCTATCGTCGGCATTTGGGCGTCTGTACCGCCGATTTTGCGGTCAATATGCACTGCCGCCTGCCTTTGCATGGTATCGGTGATATGGCTGTAAATATCAAGCGTGGTTGCCGAGGACACATGACCTATGGTTGCCGAGAGCGTTTTCACATCCATACCGTGCTCCAGCGCCATGGTCGCAAAGGTGTGCCGCAGATCGTGAAAGCGCACCTTTTTACAGCCTGCCCGTTCCAATATCAGTTGTAACCGTTTTCTAACCGATGACGGATTTCTCGGTCTGCCGTTATCCGTCGGTGACGGAAACATCCATTCCGAATCCACCGTTTCCTTATATGCCACAAGGGTTTTCAAGAGTGACGGTGGCAGAATAACGGTGCGTATCGAGGCTTTTGTTTTCGGCGCCGATATAATCACCTCTGCCTTGATGATATATACCTGCCGTTCAATGCGAAGCTCTCCTGTTGCGAAGTTGAGGTCGCTCCATTTGAGCGCCAATATTTCACCGCGCCGCATTCCCGTGCTGAGCTCCAGCAAGAAGAGCTCATAGCAACCTTCTTCCTTTGCCTGATGCAGAAATCGGATAATTTCATTTATCCATTGGTCGAGCCACTTGCCGAGCGTCATATTCGAATCCTCGGTGAGGTCGGCATCGCGGTACATCTCGATGCAGTCGTGGAGCTTTACGATTAACTCCTTTTGTGTTCGGGCAAGCACATAGCGGTGAATCGGATCATCGTTCTTTTTGTGACCGACAACGATGCGGTCTTCCCATCTTCCATCTTCGCGCTTGCGCACCATACCGTCTCCCGACGGTCTTCGTTTTGCCATAGTATCACTTCCTTTCGCAGTACAACACAATACCACATACATGGCGGAATATCCAGCTAAGTTTGCGGTGAAATTCGCAACCCCTAAATCAGCAAGGTTAAAATTTGAGCAACCCCTAAATTGCGGTTTCATAACCGGATTGCAAAAGCCGTACAAACCCTTATGCGGTCGGCGTTGCCGTCCGCTGTGTCCTGCGAGGGGAAAGCAAGGCAACCCCTCGCTTTCTCCTGCTTGTTTTCGGACGAGCCGTAAAACTGCCCTTAAACCGCCGATTTCCCGTGTTTGCGGTCAAATTCGGCGAGTTTTTTCAAAGCTATCCGCCGCCGTGTTTCTTCGTGCAGCCGTATCAGTTGTTGCTCGTAATACTGCTCTAACGCTTCTCCAATCGGGCGTATCGTATAGCGCAAATTGCCGTTGCGCCTTTCGCCTTTTTGGGTGATGACGGAGGTCGGTTCGGCAGTAATCAATCGCTTTTCAATCAGGCTGTCCACATATTTCCTGACGGTATTTTTGCTCATGCTGACCGCCTTGCCAATCGTCTTGTAACTCGGATGGCATTGAAATGTTTTCCTGTCCTCGCAGTACATCAGATACGCATACACTGCAATCTCACCGGTGCTGAGACCCAAGCTGAAAATTTCATTCGGCAGAGGAAAATAATCCCGGATCGCATCACGCTTTGGATATCGGGTGAATTTCAAATGCTGCCTCCCGTCTTTTCTTCGACCCATGCGCGAAATTTTTCTTTCGGTACGATGAGCCGTGAGCCGATAAGCAACGACGGAAACCCTTTCTCGTGCATCAGCTCGTAGCTGCTTGAGATGGAGATGCCGAGGAGCTTGGCTACCGTTTCAGCATTAAGGAACAGTGGCAGATTCTCATAAGCGGTGTAAACAGATTCTTTCATTGGTTTTTCCTCCTGTTAAATTCACACGGCTTTTCGCCGTGTTATGTAGAGGACTGCTGTTTTGCAAAACAAAAAGACCCGCACTCAATCCCGATGCTGATCTGCATCGGTGATTATGTAAGTGCGAGTCTGAAACTCAAAATAAAAATATGTGTATTCAATTGTCGGTTGCTTTCTTTACTTGCAGTATAACATACCGGGGAAATTCTGTCAAGTTTTTTGCGCCAACAGTGTATATTCCGGCGCTTTTGCGGGAATACTGTTTTCTTTGTTTTCTGCGGTGCAGATTTTAACCGTGCTGTGTCGAACTGAAAATTGCAAGGCCAAACCGCAAAATCGGCTCGGCCTTGTTTCTGCTTATTCAATCCTCTGACGGTTTACACAACACTTCGGTCATGATTCTCGCCGCGAGCTTAAAGCCGCTGATAAACGCTTCACGCTCATTCATACCGTGCAGTTCCGCCTCGCAGTCTTTGAGCTTTTCAAAGGTTTCTTTTAGCTGAGCCGTAAGCGTCGGTATCAAGCTGTCCTGATGCCGAATAACATAGCTCAACATTTCGCTGTAAGCACTCCCGCGCTTAAAACTGTGTTCGTGCGGAGCGATATTTCTGTAATACAGATCTTCAAGTGTTGTCATGCTCATTCCACCTCACATAAGAAGAGGACGACATGTCGTCGGTCATACCCGACACCGTGTCGCCCTCACTTTTCATTTTCTCTGCTGCAATCAGCGCGTGTTTTACAAGCAGCATTTCAAGCCAAGTACGCTCGTCGTATTCCGACGGACGCCCATTTTGGAGAAAGTCTTTCATAACTTCTCCCAAGATACCGTACTTTTCTCCCGCACCTTCTCCGCGGTATAATTCTTCTAAACTCATCTGTGCCATATCCGCACCTCCTTTGCAGTACACAACAGTACCACAGAAAGGCGCAGAAGTCCAGAGGAAAAGAAAATAATTCTATCGATTACGCAAGTGACCACTTTACACCGTACAAAATTCTTCATCCATCTCTTCTATTATTTTAGGGACTATACTTGAGCCATCGCTTGCATTAATTAACCTTTGTAAATCATTTTCAATTCTTGTAAGTGATTCTCTGATTTCTTCTATCTTTTGTTCATCAAATATCTGCTCACCTCGACTCGTTGTAAGAACTAATACCCCATCCCTCAAATGCATTGGATTATGAGCGAAATCATTCCTCAAACTAAAAATATGTTTTATATCTGTCCACGAAGAAAGACTGATTATATTTTCATCGCACAGTCTCTTGAGAAGCATTTCCTTTATTCTCCAATTGAATTGTATCGGATCGTTTAATATTTTAGGAATTGGATCTTGTGATTTTTTTACAGATTCCCATTTGCCTGTTGTACTACTACAAACATTATCACCTTTAATAGCTACATCTTCTTTTAGCTTGTCCAAACATGGCATGTAACTCATGTTGATGATACTTGAAACCATCTGTTCAAACTTGCTGGCCTTTGATAATACAATTCCGCGTATGGAATGCACATTATACCAAGACTTTATTACCTTAATAATAACGCTTCGTATTTTTTCGGTAAAATCATCTCCTAATGGAGCAATATAAACACCATCAAAATACTCCATGCTAGACTCGGAATCAAAACTAGCTTTTACCGCAGATATCAATGAATTCGGAACACTAGAATAGAATACTATGTCTGTATACATATCATTGTTGCATCTGATTTCTTCAACAACGTCTCCACCAAATAAATCATTTTTAAGATTGTAATCGATAACAAACAAGTCCACATCACGTGCTCTTATAGCTTTATTCAATGTGCCGCTCTCGTTGCTAAGACTTTCCTTGGAAATATCATCAACGACTTGAATATCTGCTTCATATCCTAAAGATTCTATTATACGCCTTACCATCCGTACATCTCGTCTGCATTTTGTTTCTTGATCATCAATCCATAGTATTCGAAATTTACTCATTAGATCACCACCCTTATTATCAATCCGTTAGGAGTTGCTGGTATAGCGAAAATCTGTCCGTCCATCTTTTTGACAATTTCTTTCATGTGAAAAGCACCTATACCAAAGCCTTCGAGAGTACTCGTTTCTCCCAGTTCAAATATTGCTTGAGGATTGGACAAATATTTAGGATCTAGGCCTCTGCCATTATCAATAAAATCAATTTGGCATTTCCCGTTAACTTTTTTACTTTCAATTATTAAAGAAGTCGCAGTTGCTTTTATAGAGTTACTAATTACATTTTCTAAAAACATTAATACGTCCGGAAAATCAATTTCTTTAATTATTGTTCCTGAAATTTTAAATGAATATTGTAGTCTCTTATTTCCTTTTGCTTCAAGATAATCCTTAATCAACTGAACAACATTAGTTTTTAATGTAGGCGAAGATAATGAAAATGTAGCAGAATCAACAAACTTAGGGAGATTTTCGATTTTTGCTGCTGAACGATCAATAGCCATAACAGTTTCCATAATATCATTACTGCTATCCAAATCGAAATCTTCTAATTCACAAACTAGGCTTCTAATTTCTTTTGCAAAATTCACAGATAAATGTATTGCATGCTTATAATTTTCGCCTTCAGAAGTAAAATTGTTCTCTAATACAAATAGGCGTTTTTGTACCTTATTTGTTTCCACTATTGCTGTATCTCGTTCAAATTCTGCCTTTCTTTTTTCTTCACTTGCTCTGACAGCATTTTCTCTTTCGCGATTTGCCTCTGCTTCTGCCGCTTCTCTCTTTTTCCGCTCTTCTTCAGCCTCGGCATCAAGTCTTTCCTTTATGGCTTTTATTTCTTCATTTACCTTTTTACCAGCATCATTTCTTCTTGCTACCAAGGTGTTTATTATTTTACCGACTATTTCACTTAGTTTCTGAATTCTTGGATCACTGATACTATATCCCTCACGGTTGGACGTAGATGCATCTTCAAACAAATCATCATCCAGTATATCGAATGATATTTCACCTTCTATATAAGATGCAAAAGCTGCCACTGAGCGAATGTATGGCATTAAATTACTAACAGCTAGCTTTCCTCTTACATACAGTCTAAGTGCATTAGGATGAAGTTGATTTTTCTTTGCATAGGGAGAGTTTCTTTGTAAAATTGCGTTGTCCAAAGAAGAATGAATTCCTATCCAACCAATCATATTGTATGGCGTTTCGACAACTTGTCCATCCAAATTCGTTAAACTAATCACCCCAGAGGTTACATACTTTTCTTCATTAAGTACCACTGTATCACGAGGAAAATCCACTTCTTTATATACAGTATCTTTAGTGATATACACCTTGGGTTGAATCCTATCTTTATAACCTAACCCAGTATTATCAAAGATACCAAACAATGTATCGAAATTCACCTTTTTCTTTATTGGTGAAAACACGATTGAATCATTGTTTTCCTCAATTACACAAACAGAAACTGTAGAGGATATAACATGATCAAGATAATAATCAGCTAGCATAAGAGGCAAACTTTTTAATCTTTCTCGCCCTATCTTGCGCAAATCAACATCGGACAAATGTATCATTGTGCCTGTTTTTAACTCATCCCATTTGGCTTTTGAAATCAACATTCCAGTATCATATGTAGTTCCCATCAAAGCCGGAATATCACTATCCTTGATTATCTGAGTATTTACGCACCATGCTGATTTTCCATCATCTGTTTTAGTGTACAGATAATAGCACGGAGATAAATACAATGCCGCCAATTTACCTATGCCTTTTCTGCCAAGAGTTTTACCTTCCCTGTTATCGCTTCCTAAACGCTTATTTCTTCCTATAAGTGTATATTTTTCACTAAGATCTTCAAACGACATTCCTGTTCCATCGTCAAAGATTTCGACAACAGCCTTCTCTTTGTTGCGCATATCAATTAAGACATAAACATTTTTAGCTCCTGCGTCTATGCCATTTGCTACAATTTCAGACACTGCAGTCCATGGGTTGGAATACAAATTCTTGCCCAACAATTTCATTGCAAAATAAGTAAAATTAAAAGGAATTCTTTGGTTTTCAGCCATGTTACTATTCCTCCTCGTTTCCATTTTGATTGTTGTTTCGAGGCAAATGTCTTGCGATTTCTTTTGCAATTAACTGAATAACCTCTACAACAACGCTATTGCCAAATTGCTTGTAGTTTTGCTCTTGCGTTTCTGCCAATTGAAATGTATCTGGGAATCCCATAAGCCTTGCACACTCTCTTGGGTATAATTTTCGAACTACACCATCAATTTGATACATTCCTGTTTTACCACCAAGGCCGCCCCCCTGAGACGATAAAGTAGTGGATACACCCAGAACAGAATAAATTCTTTCGCCTTGACGACCAAGACCTATTTTGCCAATGCGTACAAGCTCGTTTTTTCTCTCATTCGGAATTGCTTCATTTATTGTTGTTTCTCTTTGTATTACATAAGAACCGTTGACTGTATTTTCAGCATCTGTGATTAAAATATCTTGAAGAACCTTAAACTCGTCAATTTTGGTTGGAAAGGCAAACTGAGAGGAATTTATATCATCTCTAAACGCAACTATATAAAGTCTTTTTCTCGCTTGCGGAACTCCGTAGTCAGAAGCACACAAAACATCGGAATATACGGTATATCCAATGTCATCTAATTCTTTCTTTACACGAGCTAATGTTTTTCCCCCATCATGTTTTTCGAAATTTTTCACATTTTCCAAAAAGATAACTTTGGGTTTATGATGCTTTGCAATTGCAACCACATTAAAAAACAATTGTCCTCTTGGATCATCAAAACCTTTTTGATCTCCAGATATACTAAATGGTTGGCACGGAAATCCTGCACAAATAATATCATGGGGTGGAATGTCTTCAACTTTGATTTTGGTTATATCACCGTGTGGTCTTAATCCATAGTTTTTCTCATAAACAGCTTTGGCAAATTTATCTATATCTGATGCAAACACGCATCGTGCTCCAAGAGAAGAAAGAGCACAATGGAATCCACCTATACCACAAAACAAATCTATAAATGTAAATCCTTGCAATATTTTATCTGTATCTATATATGTAATCATACACAATCTTCCTTTAATTATGTTTTGGGCATTAAATCAACACTCCATCGCAATGATCGACCTCATGCTGGATGATCTGTACGGTCCAGCTGTTACAGGTCTTGATGCGGTTCTGCATCTCCATAGTCTGGTACTTAACCTTGATGGATTTGTAGCGCTTACACGGACGTTGGCCACCAAGAAGAGATAAGCATCCTTCCTCGGTGTTATACGCACCGTCTTTTTTAATAATCTCGGGATTTAGCATCACCGTATATACAGGAACTCGTCCGCTCTTGTCAAGAAATGCGCTGATACGCTTCTTAACGCCGATCATATTCGCCGCCATGCCGACGCAGCCTGCCTTGTGCGCCTCGAGCGTCTCCAGCAGATCGCGCGCGATCTCCGCGTCCTCCGCCGTCGCCTTTTCCGACGCCTCCGCGAGGAACGCCTCGTCCTTCATGATTTCT